GAGGACGATCTCTTCAAGGAGAAAGTCCCCGACATGGCGGACGACAAGAAGGCGGCCGAGCTGCAGACGCGATGCCTCGCCACGCTCACCGGCCTGGGCTTCGCCGAGGCGGAACTGGCGCAATCGTGGAACGGGGCGAAGGATCTTTCCCTTCGCGACCACCGCGTGCAGCTCCTGATCCGCGACGCGACGCTCTGGCGCGAGGCGCAGGCCAAGGCGAAAGCGGCCCAGGCCAAGCCCGTCCCACCGGTTCAGCGGCCGGGCGTCGCGCAGCCCAAAGGCGCCGCGCAACACGCCCAGATCGAGAACCTCACCCAGCAGCTCGACAAATCGAGCGGCGTCAAGGCGCTCCGCACCGCGGCGAAGCTCGTCGCGGCGAGACGCGGGGCGCGATGAAGCAAGCGAATGGCGGAAAAAAGCGAATAGCGAATAGGGAGTAGCGAATAGAGCTTCGCTGCCCCGCTTCACTACTCGCTATTCGCTACTCGCTATTCGCTACAGCAACACAGAAAGGCAAACACCCATGGCTGTCGAAGCAGCAACGTTCACCGCCTACGACGCCGTCGGCAACAGGGAAGATCTGTCCGACGTCATCTACCGCATCGATCCCACCGACACCCCGTTCATGACCGCGTGCGAGCGCGAGAAGGCGACCGCCGTCAATCACGAATGGCAGACGCAGGCGCTCGCCGCGGTCGATACCGCCAATGCCAAGCTCGAGGGCGACGACGCCGTCACCGTCGCCGTCACGCCCACCGTCCGGCTCGGCAACCTCTGCCAGATCTCGGACAAGGTGGTGCGCGTCTCCGGCACCCAGCGCGCGGTCGAGCACGCCGGGCGCGACGACGAGCTCGAATACCAGGAAATGCTCAAGGGCCTCGAGCTCAAGCGCGACATGGAGTCGATCCTGGTCGGCACCAACCAGGCCAAGGCCGCGGGCGCGGAAGGCGCGTCCCCGCGCAAGCTCGCCTCGGTCCTGTCCTGGATCAAGACCAACACCTCGAAGAGCAGCGGCGGCGGCGGCGGCGATCCCGCCGCGGCCGATGGCACCGGCACGCGCACCGACGGCACCCAGCGCGCCTTCAAGGAGGACCAGCTCAAGGCCGTGCTGCAGTCGATCTGGAACTCGGGCGGCAAGCCCGACTGCATCATGGTCGGCGGCTTCAACAAGCAGGCGTTCTCGACCTTCACCGGCCGCGCCACGCCGACGGAGGACACCAAGGCGAAGAAGATCGTCGCCTCGGTGAAGTTTTACGACTCCGACTTCGGCGTGCTCGAGGTGGCGCCCAACCGCTTCATGCGCGCGCGCGATGCGCTCGTGCTGCAGACGGAGATGTGGGCGGTCGCCTATCTCAACGGCCGCAAGATGGTCTCGATCCCGCTCGCGCGCACCGGCGATTCCGAGCGCCGGCAGATGCTGTCGGAATACACGCTGGTGGCCCGCAACGAGAAGGCCTCCGGCGGCGTGTTCGACCTGACCACGTCGTAGCGATCTCTCACATCAACCTGGTTCTGGGCCGGCGGAAATGCCGGCCCAGCCATTTTAGGAGGCCAAAATGGCTCTTCCCGAACTGCATCCTATCAGCGAGATCACGGTTCAGGCGTTCTCGCGCTCGATCGGCGCCTCGCCCGAGGCGGCCTACGTCCGCGTCCCGTTCCGCGGCCGCGTGCTCAAGGTCGGCTGCGTCACGCAAGGCGCGATCGCCACTGCGGACGCGGTCATCGCCACCGCGATCAACGGCGCAGCGATCACCGGCGGCGCGATCGCCGTCACGGTCGCCGGTGCCGCAGCCGGCCAGCTCTTCAGTGCGCTGCCGACCGCCGCGCGCGACGTGAACGAGGACGACGTGATCTCGTTCACGCCCTCGGGCGCCTCGGGCGCCAACATCGGCGGGCAGATGTTCGCCGTCATCCGGAGGACCTGATGCGCGCCGCCTCCCGCCTCGGCACGAACACCACCTTCACGCTCTCCGGCTCGTCGCAGGCGACGGCCGCGTTCGGGTCGCAGACCTACCAGGTCCGCGTCGCCGCGGGCGCCCAGCCCGCCTACGTCAGGATCGACGACGGCACGCTGACCGCGGCCGCCACCGATCCGCTGATGCCGGCCAACACCATCGACTATTTCACGGTGACGCCGGGCCAGAAGCTCGCCTGCCTGCAGGCGGGCACGGCGGGAATATTGTCGGTCACCGAGATGACGTGAAGCTCAATGTGCGCGTCCAGCCGCAGCGTGTCGTCCCCGCGCATCCGACCTCGGGTTTAGCCGAGATCGGCACTCTAGGTGCGCATGTCGGCTATAGCCGACATGCGATGGGGACCCATCGTGCCCCAAACCGTAGCCTCTGGAATATGGGTCCCCGCCTTCGCGGGGACGACACATCCGTGATTTGGGAGATGTAGACGCATGCGCACCGAGCTCCTGCTCGACCGCGGCGAGCGCAAGATCGTCGCGGTCAGCACCCAGGACGTCGAGCCGATCCTCGAGCTCAACAAGGCCCGGCGAGCCTCTTCGCAGCAAGGGCACGACTGCGCCCGCCTGGTCGCGGACATCCCCGCCGTGATCCTGGTCCGGTGGCTGAACGAGGAATACGCGCGCGGCAACACGCAGCTGCGCCTGTTCACGCGCGAATTCAACGAAACGGTGGTGCGGCGCAAGCTGCAGGATCCCGACTGGGCCTATCTGAGAGTGGATAAGTGAGATGCCTGGTCTCTTTGACGGCGCGTTCAGTAGCGGCGGACTATTGCCGTATGATGATCCACGCCTCGCCCGCGCGCTGATGCCGGCTGGCAATTTCGTGGACGATCCGTTCGCCACAGCCGCCATGCGGACGCGACAATCGCTGCAGCCGCCCGCCGGGCGCCCCGCAAGGAGCTGTCTCCTCTATGCTGCAGAACTACCTGCCGCATGTGGCGCAAGTGATAGCGACGTTGCCGGCCCGCGCGATCGGCGCCGCCGGCCAACTCCAGCGCACGGGAGACTACGATCCAGGTCCGGTCCTGGAGACTGCGACGATGATGGTCGGCGCGCCGCTGACGCCGCGTGGCGCCCTCGGATCGTCAATTGGTCGGCTACCGATGGATGGAGCCTCGCGTTTGGCACGAGCTCGGCAGCTCGGCTACGCCGAAGAGCCATTCTTCCGTGGTGAAGCAACTGGGAAGAAGCCCACTGAATTTACCGGCGGCGGCTTTTTCTCGCGCGATGTCGACACCGCCCGCGGTTTCGCGCAACGCGGCGGCGCCATGGAGCCAGCGGAGTACAGGCTCAATTTGAGCAACACGTTCGATCTCGGCCGGCCGGTGAGCGCCGAGACTTACGGCCGGCTGATCGGGGAATTGCGCAAAACCGACCCGAAGCTCGCGTCCGACATGGTTGATTTGATTGCGCCTGGCCGTGGCATCGATTGGTACACGGAGTTTGCCGCGCGCAATCCGAACGTTGCCGTTGCGGCTAATGGCGCTCACGTGCACCAGCTCATCGAGCGCGGCAGTCGCGATCCGGTTGGTACCTTCGTCCGCGCCGGATTCGACGCGATCGATGCGGGGCGGGACGTTCGAAAGCTTACCGGCGAGGGGATCCGGTCAAAGGACGCAGCATTTGATCCGGCGAAGTGGAGCAGTCGGGATATTCTGGCTTCGCGTGCGGGACTGCTGTCTGCTCCGCTGGCGGCGGCGACGGACAGTCCCAAGCGGGAGTGACGTCGGGCACGAACGATTCGCCGTACCGCTCGAGGTGGCGCTGGCAGTAGTAGTCCCAGACCCACTGTGCGCCGTAGTTGGCATCCCAGCGGGGCGCATTCTGCTGCTCGTCCCGCATGGCATCGATCGATGCCTGCAGCAGATCCTTGTCCATCAGGAACGAGGCACGATCGAAATCGACGACCGTGCCGCTCGCGGCGAGAACACGAGTATGAAACATGCGATTCCTCCGGTTGCGGACAGGCATAGCATCATTGGGCACGCGCGACAAAGCGATCGATGTGAAAACCGTCGTTCGGCCAAGCGGTTACGACGCAAATAAAGTGATCTGAGGCGATGAGCATCACCACCTATAGCGAGCTGCAGCAGGCGATCGCCGACTGGCTCGAGCGGGCCGACCTGGCCGCGCGCATCACCGATTTTAAAGCCGCGCGCGGTACCGCGCTCGTGCCAAGCAGCGATATGCGCAAGACCCGGTGTACAGGGAAAAATACTGCAAATCGCCGGTACCTATCGAGCTCGCCACAAGGCCGAGATCAACGCCCGCAACAAATTGAGGCGGGCCTCCGATCCGAAGCACCGAGAGCGACAGCGACGCAGCTTCCTCAAGCAGGTGTATGGCATCTCCGCCGAACAATATGAAGCACTGCTAACTGCTCAAGGCGGAGTCTGCGCGACCTGCAAGAAGAAGGATCGCAAAAGACTGGCCGTCGATCACTGCCACGACACTCGGACGGTGCGCGGCCAGCTGTGCACCAAGTGCAACATGGGCTTGGGCTACTTCGACGACGACATCGAGCGCTTGCGCGCGGCGATCGCCTACCTGGAGCGTGGGCGCGGCAAGCGGTGACCAGGCATCGGTCTCTCACCACATCGTTTGCCCTGCCGGGTGTGACCTTTTCGCACAGCACGACGGTCTGCGCCGCCTAGGGCCAGCATCGTGTTCCTGCAGAAAAACCCTATCCCGCGGCACGATTCTAGTTGTCGCAACGCCGCGCCCGGAAGGTTCACCGAAAGCGCATTTGTGTGCTCGCCATCACATCCCGTGATCGGATTGAGCGGTTATGTGCGGACCAATTGGCACGGTTGGCCGTCGGACGCAGTGGGCGGACCACACAACCGGGCGAGCGGAAAGTGATCGGCATCACAAGGAAGGGCGACGACAATGGCCAAGAAGATCGAGGGAATGCCTTGGGACGATGGTGGCTGGTTCATGGGCTGGGGCCCAGATGTTGATTGGTGGCAGGGTCTCAAGACGGTCGGATTGATCGGCACCGACGAAGCCGAGGAAATCTACGGTTATGGCGGCAACGACGTGCTCCACGGCAATGGCGGCGACGACGTGCTCGACGGAGGGACGGGCCACGATTTCATGAACGGGGGCATGGGTAACGACACCTATTACGTAGACGATGCCGGCGACTTCGCGGTCGACGATGCCGATGTGTACGACGCCCAGGGCAATCCGGCGAACGCCGGCTACGACAGGGTGTACGCCTCCGTCAGCCACACGCTCGGCTTCGGCATCGAGGAGCTCTGGCTCGTCGAAGGCTCGTCGGCGGCCAACGGCACCGGCAATTCGCTCGACAACACCATCCACGGCAATTCCAACGACAACGAGCTGCGCGGCGGCGGCGGCCGCGACTGGCTCTACGGCAACGGCGACAACGACACGCTGCGGGGCGAGGCCGGCGACGATTTCCTCTATGGCGGATCGCACGGCGACTCGCTGTTTGGTGGCGCCAACAACGATCTGCTCGACGGCGGCACCGGCGGCGACTCCATGCGGGGCGAAGCCGGGAACGACAAGTATTACGTCGACAACGAGCTCGACCAGGTGTTCGAGAACGCCAATGAGGGTTGGGACACGGTATTCTCCTCGCGCTATAGCTTCACGCTCGCGTACAACTTCGAAGAGTTGAGGCTGCTGGACGGAGCCGTCTTCGGCACTGGCAACGCTCGCGACAACGAAATCTACGGCAACGACGCCGGCAACACGCTCGACGGGAGCTTCGGCAACGATGACATGGTGGGCAACGGCGGCGACGACTTCTACTGGATCGACAGCGCCGGCGACAGGGTGTTCGAGTCCGCCAACGACGGCCGCGACCAGGTCTTCGTCAAGAACGTCGTCGACTACAGGCTGAGCGCCAATGTCGAGAACCTCTCTTTGTTCGAGGGGGCCGTCAACGCCACCGGCAACGAGCTAGCCAACGGCATCGCCGGCAACGACAACGGCAATTCGCTCGATGGCGGTTTCGGCAACGACAGCCTGTACGGCCTCGGCGGCATCGATACGCTCAGCTTCGTGAGCTGGGATTCCGGGACTCAGGGGAACTCCGAGAGCATCCGCATCGATCTGTCGACGGGTTTGGCGCAGCGCAAGCAGACCATTCCTGGGGTCGGGACATCGGTGCTGGAGACCGACACGTTCTCCGAGTTCGAGAACGTGCGCGGCTCCAACCGGCATGAAACCATCGTCGGCACCGGCGGCGACAATACGCTGGAGGGACGCGGCGGCGATGACGTCCTTCAGGGCAATTACGGCAACGACGGTCTCAGTGGCGGAACCGGCCTCGACACCGCGAGCTACCAGGACAACCTCGGTCGCGTCTTCGTCAACCTCGGCTGGAATGGCGCCACCGGTAATGCATTGGAATACTTCACGATGCCCTCCGGCCAGCAGGCGGGCCTGGAGGTCGTGCTCTCCACAGACGCGCTGGTCAGCATCGAAAATGTCCGCGGCTCGGCCTTCGCCGATTACATCCTCGGCAACCAGGAGGACAACATCATCGACGGCCGCGGCAGCGCGGACCAGATGATTGGCCTCACCGGTAACGACACCTACCTTGTCGACAATGCCAACGATGCCGTGGTCGAGGGCACCGGCTTGGGCACGCTCGATGTCGTGCGGACGAGTGTGAGTTACGCCCTCGCGGCGGGCACCGAAGTCGAGGTGCTGGAAACCACCAACCAGGCCGGCACCGCGAGCATCAATCTCACCGGCAACGAATTCGGCAATACCATCAATGGCAACAATGGGGCCAACGTCATCGACGGCGGCCACGGCAACGACACCTTGTTCGGCGGAGGAAATGCCGACATCTTCGTGTTCGATCATATCGTCAATGGCAGCCAGCAGGACGTCGTGCTGGACTTCCAGGCGGGTATCGACCACATCGATCTCAGCGACACCCTGGTCGACAACTTCGCCGACCTGCTCGACTACACCAGCCTGGACAATCCCGGCAACAAGTACATGGAGCAGGTCGGCAACGATGTGCTCATCCACACGTCGGTGTCCGCGGGCACCAGCATCCTGCTGGAGAACGTGCAGCTGTCGAGCCTGACCAGCGCCGACTTCTTGTTCTGAGTTCCGCATCCGGCCCGGTCGCCGGCTATTGTCGGCGGTCGGTTCTCCAATGGGAACGATCCCCGCCCCTTGCTTGAGGATGCTGCTCGCGCGTGCCGACAAGGTGATCGGATCAGGGAGCCAATGTCGGCTCGTGGCACACCTTGAGACCTTCCGAGATGTCCGCTCATTGGTCGCTATTGGAGGCGAAGCGGACATCAGCGATCAGCGATCGCTGAGACGATTTATGGGTACGCGCCCTAGTCAGCGCGAGCTTCTTCCATCGGTGCGAAGGTCGCTATAGCCGGACTTAGCACCAGCCCTTCTTCCAGTGTCCCGGCGGACAATGCCCTCGGCCCCACCAGCCAGGGACGCCCTTCTTCTTTACCACGATAGTGTCACTCAAGGTGTTCGCGGCCAGACGCATCCCGCCCTTGAACGGGACGGCGGCTCTTGCGGGTGTGAATGCCGCAAACCATAGCGCCCCAACCAGTATCCCGCATGTCACAACCACTCGCATCATGCTCCTCCTTAAATCAGGGCGAGCGCCCATCGCCTCTTCCATCAGTGACGAACGAATCTCGGCTTGCGGCCAGCGGGGGACGGGCCGCCTGGCAAGGAGCAAACAGGGTCTCGACCGACTGCGGCGATGGCGGCTGACAACTTTCGGCAGGAAAGAAATGCCAAGACGCCCAAATCGCCAGAGCAGAGGCGGCTCCCAAAACCGCGATCCCCAGAACGGAACCTCGAGAGGGCATGGCCATCTCCTGATGCTCCCCCTCGTGCCTTCAACTCTGGCCGGTGACGACGGGTTCCATTTCTCCGTCCGCGGCGCTCGGCGCGGGGCGGCACCTTCGAAAAACTCCACCAATGTGCATCAACCGGTTATCCCGCAAGCAAAGTGATTCGAGGCGATGAGCATCACCACCTATTCCGAGCTGCAGCAGGGGATCGCCGACTGGCTCGAGCGCGCCGACCTGGCCGCGCGCATCCCCGATTTCATCGTGCTGTTCGAGGCCACCGCCAACCGGCGGCTGCGCCTGCGCCAGCAGGAGGCCGTGGCTACCCTCACCCCTTCGTCGGGCGCGGCGGCGCTGCCGGCCGACTTTCTCGGCGCGCGGCGGGTGACCTGGACGGGGCAATCCCGCGTCGAGCTGGAATACGTGCAGCCGTCCTGGCTGCAGGCGGCCTATCCCACCGCGCCGGCCGGCGTGCCGCGCGTCTACACCATCGAGGGCGCGACCTTGCGCATCCGTCCGGTCGACGGCACCGCGCTCGAGCTCGACTATTTCCAGAAACTGCCCGCGCTGTCGGCGGGCGTGAACTGGCTGTTCGGCGCGCACCCCGACGTCTACCTGTTCGGTGCGCTCACCGAGGCCTGCCTGTTCGCGCCGGAGAAGGCGGCGCTTGCGCCGGCCTGGAAGGCGCGGCGCGACGAGATCTTCGATGAGCTCGAGCGGCTCAGCAACAGGAGCCGCGCGGCCAGCGCCGGCGGCGTCCGCGTGATGGGACAAACGCCGTAAGACAGCGAATAGCGAGTAGTTCTATTCGCTACTCGCTATTCGCCATTCGCTGGAGAGACCTACCGATGCCGATCACAACCTTCAACGAGCTCACGGCGGCGATCGAGGACTACCTCGTCCGCAGCAATACTGAGCTCAACGGCCGCACGGCGGATTTCATCGCCTTGTTCGAGGGCCATCTCAATCGCACGCTGCGCGTCGCCGACATGATGGCCACGGCCGGCCCCGCATTCACGCAGAACGTCGGACTGTCGGCGGGCGCCGGCGCCTTGCCGGGAGACTGTCTCGAATGGCTGCAGCTGTCGTGGTCGGACGGCGCGCGCAGCTGCGATCTGCGCTATGTCGAGCCGAACAGCGAGGACTGGCGATTCGCGTTTAGCCAATCACTTGCGGCACTTGGCTGGACCGAGGGTTCAAATATTACGCTCGACTACCGTTGGCGAGGTCCGCCTCCGGGTCAACTGCAAGCCCCTGCAGTG